GCCTACGACCCGAACGTGCTCGGGTCGAACCTCGGCAACGTGGGCGGCCGTCGGCCTCCGCGTGGCCCGGGTGGTGGGGAGCCGCCCGAGGCGCCTCCAGAGGCGACTTCTGTCGCCCCGCGCGCTTCCGTCGTCGGCAGCAGCGTTCCCTATCGCAGCCCGACCGAACAGAAGGAGCAGGCTCGTCAACAAATTCAGGCGCTCGTCGATGCGCGCGCGCCTGATGATCCCAAACGCAGGGTCAAGATCGAAGACATCGCCGCCTTTCACCAGCAGAACCACCTCGCTCAGCACGGGCGTCAGCTCGACCCGTTCAACGCCGAAGACTTTGATCTCGCCGCGCGTGCGGCCGAGGACGAGGTTCGGTACCAGCTAGGGCAAGCGGTATCAGGCAAAGGATGGTATGACTCAGACGTTCAGAAGACGTTCGAGATCGCTTCTGGCATCCCGGGCCTTGAGGATCTCGCCACGAATGAGGCAGATCGCGTCATCATGTCGGCGATCATGGCGCCGACGTCGATCGGTCAGGTTGTTTCTGGCAACACCCGAGCCGCCATCGCCGCGATGCTCCATTACAAGCGCACAGGCCAAGTTCCGACGGAGCCGCCGGCTCCCGGCACGGTCACTGAAGGCATTAAGAATGCAGGCTGGGGTCTCAAACAGCAGAGCGCAGCCGCAGGGATGCGTGTCATCAATCACCTCTTGAACAAATTCGGTCCAGAGGGATTTGCGGATTGGTGGTTGTCGCCGCATACGCTCAAGGAATTGAAGGATCTGCGCAAAGAAGCTGGTTTCAGCGGCGACAACCCGAGCGGCTTGAGCGGCGGCGACAAGAGTATGCATCTCGGGGCGATGATTCTGGGCGACAAAACCGGACGTTTTTCGCTCAACATAAATGGTTATGAAGGGACGACAAAGGATGTCTGGTTTAGCCGTTCGTATAACCGTTACTTCGGCAACATGTTCGACAACAAGGGAGAGGTTGTCGGTGGCCCGAGGAACGCGACTGAGCGGCGCCGCATGGAGGAGTTCACGCGGAACCTGCGTACGAGACTGGAAGACCAAGGCCTGAGCGAGCAAGACATTCAGGCGATCCTGTGGTACTATGAGCAGAACTTGATGACCGACCTCGGCGTGATGTCGCGGCCCGGGTCATTCAGCGAAGAAGCGGAGAGACTTTATGGAAACCTACGACCAGCAGTTCGCGCAGGCGATGAAGCTGAAGCTGCGGCTGAACCGAGAGGCCTTGAAGGGTTCCGGGGCATCAGCCCCACCCAGCGAGCCGTCCGCGCCGAAAGGCGACTTCCGGGACGGCTTGATGCGGGAGATCCTAGCGGAGCGGCCGGGCCTTACGAGAGAACGGTTGGACAAGGCGATGAGGGAGATGGGCTTCTAGTCCTCACCCCGCGAGCCGACTCTCTCACGCGCTATCAGGCGGCTGGGCTTAACGTACCGACGATCCGCGAAGTGCCTGCGCAGCAATCAGCGGCGCAGTACAATGCCGACATGACCGAGGCCATGAAGGGCCACGAATTTGGCGCTCAGGTCGAGATCAAGTCGCCCGAGGATCTGGCTCAGGCGCGCCTGTTCAGGACGGAGGACGGTAGCGGCTTCGCCATCAAGCCCGACGGCGACATCGTTGCGGTCTTCGCTGGTAAGGGTTCTGCCAAGGGCAGTGCCTACTCCATGCTGCAGGCTGCTGTGGCCGCAGGTGGCCGCAAGCTCGACGCCTTCGACACCTACTTGCCGAAAATCTATGAGACCGCAGGCTTCCGCCCAGTCGCGCGTCTGCCTTGGAATGACGAGTTCGCGCCGCCTGACTGGGACAAGAAGACCTTCGCCGACTACAACGGCGGCGAGCCCGATGTCGTGTTCTTCGTCTACGATCCCAACTACTTTGGCGGCGCGAAGAATGTCCCGGTATTCGACGATTACGGGGACGCTGTCGCGGAGCAGGAGCGTGTGCTTCAATCGATGATGGCACCCGCGCCCGTGCAGCGCGAGCGTGGCGGCAGCATCAGCATCGAAGATCTGGCGGGCAAGTACGACATCGGCGGCCGTGGGTATGCCCGGGGCGGCACCGTTCGCGCGCAGCCGAAGGGCTATGCCGCGGGCGGCTTGGTCACGCCTTTCGATCCTGCTATGATCGACCAGATCGTGAACCGTGTGAAGGGGGCCGCCCGTGTCTGACATTGACGAGCGCGAAGACGACGACGGCGAGACCATCTCGTACGAGGATCTCCTGCCCGACGTGGAGGACACCGAAGACGGTGGCGCCGTCCTGCGTCTGGAGAACGACGAGGACGAGAAGGCCAACCGCGCGCACTTCGCGAACATCGTCGAGGACGTCGACCCGGCCCTGTTGAAGGAAGCTGTGAGCGACCTGCTGGACAAGATCGAGAAAGACAAGCAGGCGCGAGAGAAGAGGGACAAGCAGTACGAGGAAGGCCTGCGCCGCACGGGGCTCGGGGACGACGCCCCGGGCGGCGCCCAGTTCACGGGGGCGAACAAGGTCGTCCACCCGATGCTGGTCGAGGCGTGCGTCGATTTCAGCGCGCGCTTCATGAAGGAGGTCTTCCCGCCGACCGGGCCCGTCAAGAGCAAGATCTACGGCGAGCAGGACAAGCAGAAGGTCCAGAAGGCCCAGCGCAAGACCGAGTTCATGAACTGGCAGACGACGCGCCAGATGACCGAGTTCCGCAGCGAACTGGAGCAACTCAGCACGCAGCTGCCGCTCGGCGGTGGCCAGTACATGAAGTTCATGTGGAACACGCAGAAGCGCCGGCCGTGCTCGGAGTTCGTGCCGATCGACGACGTCTACCTGCCGTTTGCCGCGACGAACTTCTATTCGGCCGAGCGCAAGACGCATGTGCAGTACATCACGAAGATGGAGTACCAGCGCCGAGTGCGCTCGGGCATGTACATCGACGTCGACCTTGGCTACGCGGGCGAGATCGACTGGAGTAAGTCGTCGATCGCCAACGACAAGATCGAGGGGCGCAAGGAGTCGAGCTACAACGAGGACGGCCTACGCACGATCTACGAGGTCTACACCTACCTCGACTTCGGCGACGACCTCGAGCCCTACATCATCTCGATCGACAAGACGACCGAGATGCCGCTCGCGCTCTATCGCAACTGGGAGCCCGACGACCCCATGAAGTGCGAGCTCGACTGGATCGTCGAGTTCCCCTTCGTGCCGTGGCGCGGGGCTTATCCGATCGGCCTGACGCACATGATCGGCGGACTGAGCGGTGCCGCCACGGGCGCGTTGCGTGCGCTGCTGGACAGTGCCCACATCCAGAACGTGCCGACGCTGCTCAAGCTCAAGGGCGGCCCGAACGGGCAGACGATCAACGTGCAGCCGACCGAGGTCGTCGAGCTGGAGGGCGGCGCGCTGGTGGACGACGTGCGCAAGCTGGCTATGCCGCTGCCGTTCAACGGCCCCAGCCCGGTGCTGTTCCAGTTGCTGGGCTTCCTCGTCGATGCCGGCAAGGGCGTCGTGCAGACGAGCTTCGAGAAGCTGTCTGACCAGAACCCGAACCAGCCGGTCGGCACGACGATGGCGTTGATCGAGCAGGGCATGGTGGTGTTCTCGAGCATCCACTCGCGCCTGCACGCAGCGATGGAAAAGTGCTTCTCGATCCTGCACCGGCTGAACAGCGCCTACCTGACCGAGGAGGACATTGAGGCGCACGACGCTGGCCTTGAGATCGACCCGAGCGACTTCGACGGGCCGATGGATGTCGTTCCGGTGAGCGACCCTGCCATCTTCAGTGAGACGCAGCGGTTCGCGCAGGTGCAGGCGATCATGCAGCGGTCGGCGATGATGCCGCAGCTCTACGACTTCAGGAAGGTCGAGGAGATGTTCCTGCGGACGCTGAAGGTGCCGGCCAACGAGGTGCTGCAGCCGATGCCTGCGAGCGAGGACATGGATCCCGTGTCCGAGAACGTGGCGGCGGCGATGGGGCGTCCGCTCTATGTGCTGCCGCGTCAGGACCATGTCGCCCACATCATGACGCACATGGCGTTCCTGAAGTCGCCTGTCTTCGGCGGCAACAAGATGATCATGGAGTCTGCCGCCTACATGATGGCGGTCCACCTCAAGGATCACCTGCTAAACTACTACCTCGTCGAAGCCCACGATGCGGTCGACAGGGCGCAGCGCGAGGACGTGATCAAGGACGAGCCCGAGCAGCAGGTGGCGATGATCCTGCAGGTGCAGCAGCTGATCGAACGGCAGCTGGGCGGGTTCTCGCAGGAGTTGATGCAGTTCAGCCAGTTCGCCGAGCAGTTCAAGCCGCAGCCGCCGATGCCGACCGACAGCTCGATGCAGGTCGCGCAACTCAATGCCCAGATCAAGGGGCAGGAGATGCAGGCCCGCATGCAGGTCGATCAGGCGAGGCTGCAGATGGAGCAGGCGCGCCTGCAGGGGCAGCAGCAGGTCGACATGGCGAAGCTGCAGGCTCAGGAGCAGGATCGTGCTCTCAAGGTGCAGATGGAACAGATGCGTCAGATGGCCGAGAGCCAGCGCACCGCGGAAACGAACATCGTCCGCGAGCGCATGAACACCTCGGACAACGACACCGCGAAGTTGCTCGCCGCCGCAGAGATTGCGTCGGGCGAGCGCGTTTCTGTGACCACCGGCACAGGCATCAACCCCAACCCTTGAGAGGATCAGAGCGATGAGCGAGCACATGTCGAGCGGGAAGACCGTTCCGATGAACACGGCCGAGGTGCCGCAGCACAAGCGCATGGCGGCTGGCGAGGCAGTTGACGGCAAGAGCCTGCCGTCGACCAAGGGGCCGACGTCCAAGACCCCTGCATGAGTTTCGAATCACGGCTGCTTGGCCGCCTCAAGGAAGAGCAGGGCAAGTTCGCCCTCGACGCCTTGCGGCGGCCTCAGACGCGCGATGCCTTTGAGTACGGGCATCGCGTTGGCATGTTCGCGGGCTATGAGGCCGCGATCACGGTACTCTTGAACCTTCTGGAAGAGGAGACGAAGCGTGGCAACGACCTTTGAGGACGCTATCGCGGAGGCTTTCCCGGCTGCAGATGCCGGTGTGCAGCCCTTCGGCAGCCGCGTTCTGGTGCAGATCCGCACACCCAAGACGAAGACGGCAGGGGGACTGATCCTGCACTCCGAGTCGCGGGACACCGAGAAGTGGAACACGCAGGTGGCCCGGGTGGTCAGCGTGGGGCCGCTGGCTTTCAAGAACCGGGACACGATGCAGTCATGGCCGGAAGGGTCGTGGTGCAATCCCGGGGACTTCGTGCGCGTGCCGAAATACGGCGGCGATCGGTGGGAAGTCCCGCTGGGCATGAGGGACGGCAACAACGAGTCGGCGATGTTCGTGATCTTCAACGATCTCGACATCATCGGGCAGGTCACCGGCGACCCGCTGGCGATCAAGGCATTCATCTGAAAGGAGATGAGCGATGGCTGACGTTCTGAAGGAAGACGACGAGGCTGAAGACGATCTGGTGATCGTTGAGGAGCAGCCCGAGCCCGAGGAGGACGAGGACGAGGACGACGAGCGTGTCGCCCAGTCCGACGATGATGACTCGGAAGACGAGCGAGAGGCGATCCGCGAGCGGCGGCGCAAGGAGAAGCTCGAGCGCAAACAGCGGCGCGACGAGGCGATCAAGCGCGACAAGCTCGAGATGGATTTCCTGCGCAAGCGGAACGACGACCTTGAGCGTCGGCTGACGGCGCAAGAGCAGCGTGCATTTCAGGGTGATCTGAACGCGCTGGACCAGCAGATGGCGCAGGCGGCCAAGGAAGCCGAGATGGCCGAGAAGGTCATCGCGAAGGCGGTGGCTGCCGGCAACGGCGATGACGTCACGCAAGCGATGCGGTATCGTGATCAGGCGCTGGCTCGGATCCAGCAACTGAACGCCCGAAAGCAGTCTGCACAAGCACCGCAGGCTGCACCGAAGATCGACGATCGCACGTTGCAGTATGCGCAGGAGTTCATGCGGGAAAACCCGTGGTACGACCTGCAGGGCCGCAACGAGGACTCGAAGATCGTCATCGCCATCGACCAGACGTTGATGGGCGAGGGTTTCGACCCGACGTCTCCCGACTACTGGTCCGAGCTTCGCAAGCGGGCGGCGCGCCGTCTGCCTGAGCGGTTCGGTCAGGTGAAGGAGGCGAGGGAGCCGCGGGCGCCGCGTGGCGGGCCGGCGGTCGGATCCGGCAAGGAGCATGCGCCCACATCGACTCGGAAGGAGGTCTACATCAGCCCCGAGCGGAAGCAGGCGCTGATTGAGGCTGGCGTCTGGGATGACCCCGTTCTGCGCGCGAAATACGTCAAGCGGTACGCGGAATACGACCGGCAAAACAGATCATAACTGTGTCTTGTTTTTGACGATAAAATGCGGTCTAATACCGCCAATCGCTGAAAGGAGCGAGAAATGCACGACGAACGTCTAGTGAAATCCGCAGGAGAGGGCCGTGGCCGCCGCGCGATGCAGGATCGCGCCGTGACGCAGAGCCGCGAGCTCTCCGATGATGAGCGGGTTGAAATGTTCCGTCAGCAGTTTTTCCAGTCCTCTCTACCGGACTTGCCCAAGATTCCCGGTTGGCACATGTGCTGGCTGACGACCACCAACCCGCGCGACTCCATCCACATGCGGATGCGACTCGGCTATGAACCTGTGAAGCCGGAAGACATTCCCGGCTGGGAATACGCCACGCTGAAGACCGGCGACTGGGCGGGGTTCATCGGGGTGAACGAGATGCTCGCGTTCAAGCTGCCGATTTCTCTGTACGAGAAGTACATGCTCGAGGCGCACCATCTGGCTCCCCTGCGCGAGGAGGAGAAGCTGACTGACACGGCCGAGTTCCTTGAACAGCAGGCTCGGGCGTCGAAGTCGAAGCTGCAAATTGGTGAGGGCAATCTGGAGATGGGGATTCACCGGGAGGCGATGTTCGACCTCTCATGATGAGAACCCTGATCCATAGGAGCAGCTATGTCCTCGACAAGCGCCCCCTTTGGCTTCCGGCCGAGCTACCACAACAGTGGTCAGATGCGGCCGAAGGCCTACACGATCGCGAGCACCTACGCGGCTAACATCTTCTCGGGTGACCCCGTGAAACTCACGGACAACGGGGTCATCCAACTCGGCACTTCGGACGGAACTCGTGGCGGCACGACCGACGGCATCTCGCTGCTCGGCATCTTCGCCGGCTGCCAATACAACGACGCGAGCGGCCGCCCGGTCGTCAGCCCCTTCTGGCCCTCGGGCGCGACGGGGACTGAGATCGTCGCGTGGGTCTACGACGACCCCGAGACGCTCTTCGACGTCCAGTACACGAACCCGGGAACCCCGGGCGTCACCACCGTGCAGACGGCGGTCGGCGAGGAGTGCGACTGGACTGTGGCGTCCCCGGGCGGCTCGACCCAAACCGGCCTCTCGAACACTCAGCTCACGGTCATTCAAGCGACCTCGGGCCAGTTCCAGATCACCGGCTTCGCCTACAAAATCAACGATTCACTGACCGACGCCTATGTCGTGGTGACTGTTCGTATCAACGAGCACCACTACAAGGCCGCCGTCAACTCGGTCTAAGGAGGGCTTGAGCTATGGCTACACCAATGCGGAGTACTGACTTTAGGTCAGTAGTCGAGCCCATCCTGAACGAAGTGTTCGATGGTGTCTATCAGCAGCGCGCTGACGAGTGGAACATGGTGTTCCGCGAGCAGAAGGGCATCCCGCGCAACTACCACGAAGAGCCTGTGCTCTACGGGTTCGGCGCGGCGCCTGAACTGCCCGACGGCATGGCCGTGACCTACCAGTCCGGCGGCGTGCTCTTCCTGCAGCGTTACCTCTACAAGGTCTACGGTCTGGCGTTCAGCCTCACCAAAGTCCTCGTCGAGGACGGCGATCACATTCGGATCGGTCAGACCTACGCGAAGCACCTCGCGCAGTCGCTCATCGAGACGAAAGAGACGCTGGGCGCGAACATCCTCAACCGTGCCTTCAACGCCTCCTATCCCGGCGGCGATGGTGTGGCCCTCGTGGCCAACAACCATCCCATCGTGAACGGGACGTTCAGCAACCTGCTGACGACCCCGGCGGCGCTGTCGCAGACGTCGCTCGAGCAGCTCCTCATCCAGATCCGCAACGCCGTCGACAACAACGGCAAGCGCATCCGGCTGACGCCGAAGAAGATCGTGACGGGTCCGTCCAACGTCTTCCAAGCGGAAGTGCTGCTCAAGTCGGTCCTGCGCACCGGCACGGCGGACAACGACATCAACCCGGTGAAGTCGATGGGCCTCCTGTCCGAAGGGCAGGCGAACCTCTCGCGTATCACCTCCACCACGGCTTGGTGGATCCAGACGGACGCCCCCGAGGGGCTGAAGCTGCTGATGCGTCGTCCGCTCGAGAAGAGCATGGAAGGCGACTTCGAGACTGACTCGATGCGCTACAAGGCGACGGAAAGGTATACGTTCGGGTGGACGGATCCCCGTGGCGTTTTTGGCACCCCCGGCGTCTGATCCAAGATCCTGCCCCATCCGGCGCAAGCTGGGTGGGGCTTCCGGGGAAACCCGATGTTGCAGACAGCCCCGGCTGACGTCATGCAGACTGCAACATCTACTCGCATGAGAGGACACTTCGATGGCACGCACAACCTTCTCCGGTCCCGTGAAATCGCTGAACGGCTTTGAGGGCACGCAGCTCGGCTCGCTCACGATCACCACGGGCGGCAACACGATCACCACGACGAACACGGCGACGTCCGGCACTTACCAGCCGCTGGTGGTGTCGACGACGATGTCGGGTGCTGGCGCCGACGGCGGCCGCGCCAAGTTCGACATGACCACCAACGTGGCGCTGGGCTCGTTCTCGAACGCGCTCAAGGCCGAGGTGACCTATGGCGCCTCGGGCCGCACGACCGGCCTCGGCTCGGCTTTCGTGGCCGAGATGACGCTGTCGGCAGGCACGTCGGCGGGCACCTACGCCCCGCTTGAGCTTGAGCTCAATCTGCCCACGGGCGCGTCGACCGGCACGCTCACCAGCTTCATCCATGCGTCGATGCAGGGCGCCGCGGTGGCCACGATGGACACCAACGGCCGCTTCATCAACCTCGTGGGCGTGACTGCTGGCGCGGGCAAGATGTGGAAGACGGGCACGACGCTGGGCACCGCTGCCGGCGCTTTGCGCTGCCGGATCGCGGGCACTGACTACTGGCTCCCGTTCTATGCTGCCGAGCCGACCTGATGCTCCTTGACAGGCAAACCCTGATGCACCTGAGACAGCAGGCCGTCGCCAAGCGGCAGGCCCATGTCGACATGGTGCATCAGGCTGACGGAGCGATAGGAGTGATCGACTTGCTCCTAGAGCAGCTGGACAAACCGCAACCGGAGAGCCCCGATGCGCCCGATACAAATCGTAACGACCAGCTTCCCGACGGGTGATGCGGACTATCTTGCGACGGCCGAGACACTGGCCGCCGCGGGCTTCCTGACCCTTGTCGAGAGCACCATCACGCCGCCGCGCTTCGTGACGATCACGAGCACGGGCGACGACACTGGCCTGACGTTCACGATCGTGGGCGTGGGGCCGAACGGAGAGACCCAGACCGAGCTGCTGGCCGGTGCGAACGCGGGTGCTGCCACCAGCACCAAGACCTTCGCCTCGGTCACGTCGATCTACTCGGACGGGGCAACGGACGGCGACGTCGAGGCAGGCGTCGATCAGGCTGGGTACAGCCAGTGGATTCCGCTGGACATCTATGTGCCCAACCAAGTGACGACGATCTCGGCGACGGTGTCTGGGACGATCAACTACTCGATCCAGTACACGAACGAGGATCCCTTCGACCACAGCTTCGTGCATCAGGCCGTGGCGCACCCGGCGGCTGCTGGCGCCTTTACCGGCGCGTCGACGAGCCAGACGCACTTCACGACCACGCTGATGCGCGCGGTGCGCTACCTGATCAACAGCGGAGACGGGACGATCAGGCTCACCATCACGCAGCAGTCGACAGCCTGATGGAGCGCCTGAATGGAAATGATGCTGTGGAACATGGTGCTTTCGTTCATCGTTGCGATGATGGGCTTCATGTTGAAGAGTAAGTTCGACGAGATCCAGCGTCTGAGCATCCTGCTCAACCGCACTCGCGAAGAGGTGGCGCGCGATCACATCACCCGTGCCGAGGTCAGAGCCGACCTTGAGAAAATTCGGGATCACTTCGACGATGGATTCAAGCGCCTTGAGAACAAGATTGATCTGTTGGCCCAGCGGAGGCAACCATGAGCGAGTCGTTCAAGTACGTCAAAGAGTTCGAGTTCCCGTCCGCTGGCGGCTTCAGCGCCTCGTCGGGCAAGACAATGGTGAAGGGGTACGCCCGCGGCGGATCGTGTGGCCCTGACGGCTATGCCAAGGGCGGCAAGATGAAGGCCAAGGACGCCATCCGCAACGAGCGCGAGGAGATGTCGCGCATCAAGCGGGAGACGCGCAGCGAGCGCAAGGACGCGGGCGAAGAGATGTCGCGCGTGCGCAAGGAAATGCGCGTCGACGAGGCCAAAGTGGCACGCATGGACAAGCCTGCTCGCAAGGCCTATCCCGCCGCCCGCCGCGAGCCGCTGATCCCGATGATGTCGGGCGGCATGATCAAGAACCGCGGCAAGCTCGGCGTCGAGGGCAACAAGAACCCGGGCGAGACCAAGATGCACACGGCGCCTGATCTGCCGGGTCCGAAGACGATGATGAAGAAGGGCGGCATGACGCCGAAGCAAGAGGCGAAGGTCGGCAAGGTCATGGGTGAGTACAAGGCAGGCGAGCTGCACTCCGGGTCGAAAGAGGGGCCCAAGGTGCGCAATCGCAAGCAGGCCGTGGCCATCGCCCTGTCCGAAGCGCGCGACATGAAGAAGAAATGACTTTCTTCTGGGGCGGGCTTCGGTCATAATTCGCCGAGCACAGCGGGCTAGCTGCAGCAGCTGCCATCTCTGACCGGATTCGGAGTGAGAATGGCGTACTCGGGCATCATCGGCAACACGACGTTCAACGCCCTGAAGGTGATCGATCACGCCTTCAGGCGTTGTCGGCTGCCTGCGCAGGCGATCACCGCCGAGATGCAGGACTACGCCATCGACACCTTGAACACGTCGCTGGCCGAGCTGGCCAGCATCAAGACGCCGAGCTGGTGCATCGAGCAGCTCATCCTGCCCATGTACGAGAACCAGCCTGTGGTCGAGCTGCCGATCGGCACCGTCGACGTGCTGAACCTCAACTACCGCGTCCTGCAGCTTCTGAGCGGCGCCACGACGACCACCTCGACGATCTACAGCGTCGACTTCACCTCGGCGACGGTGGTGAACACGGTCGGCATTAAGTGGTCTGCGGCTGCGGTGCCGGTGTCGTTTCAGGTCAGCACGGACGGGTCTTCGTGGACGACGGTGGGCACGTCGAGTGTCACGGCCTCGGCCGGCGAGATCACATGGACCGACATCAGCGGCGCGCTGGCCTACGCCTACTTCCGCATCGTGGCGACGAGCGGCAGCCTGAACTACTCGGCGATCACGCTGGGCAACCTGCCGCAGCAGATTCCGCTGGGGCAACTCAACCGCGACTCGTACGTCAACCAGTCCAACCTGCAGTTCCCGGGGCGGCCGAGCAACTACTACTTCCAGCGTGACCTGCCGCAGCCGATCGTCAGGCTGTGGCCGGCGCCGTTCTCTGCGGCCGAGCAGGCGCAGCTGATTCTGTGGCGGCATCGCGCGATCATGACGACCGAGAACCTGCAGCAGGATGTCGAGATCCCCGCGCGGTGGCTCGAGGCGATCATCAACACGCTGGCCGCTCGGATCGGCGCGG